ATCAGATACTTTAGAAACGTTTAGAACCACGTTTAATAGTCTAGGTACAGACGTTGGTGATTTAAATAGTTTAACAACAACTGATAAAACATCAGTAGTTGCTGCTGTTAATGAAGCAGTAGGGGCAACCTTTAGTTTTATATTAAGAGATGAAACCTCTTCTACTCAATTAATTTCTGGTAACGATACATTAAATCTTGTAGGTTCAGGTGGTATTTCTGCTTTAGTATCTGCAACTGATACTTTAACAATATCTTTAGATTCAGCAATAACAGGATTGACTAGTTTAGACGCAACTACACTTACCGAGGGTGGTGTTCAAGTTGCTACTAAACCTTTTGCTATAGCTCAAGCAATAGCATTAGGTTAAAAGGGTAAGTTTTGTATAAATATTTCTAAATTAAATGATAAATATTTATAAAATGACTAATAAATGATTATAAATATATAATATTAAGGTTATATTATAACTAATTAATTTTAAAAGGAAAATAATGGCTAACGATTTTAAAAGATTCGCAATTTCAGATGTAAACACATCAGATGGTGCTTCTGCTTCAGCAGTATATACTGTACCCGCTGGCGCTGGTTCATCTGCTTTAGAATCAATAATTATAGGTATAAATTTAGCAAATACCTCATCAAGTGCTGTAACAGCACAAGTATTTTTAGATCACAATAGTGGATCTAATGATAGTTACATTGTCAAAGATGTAAATATTCCAGCTGGTACATCAATAGAAATTATGAGAGGTAATAAAATCGTAGTTGAAAATGATGGTACTACCGGTGATGTTATAAGAGTTTCTTGTGGTACTTCAACATCTTTAGATGCAATAGTATCAGTTTTAGAGGATGTGTAATTAGGAGTAAAATATGAATAATAATCGTATAGGAACAAATCCAACTAATCTAATAACACCTGGCACATTTTTTTCTAATTATAAAACTATAACAAACAGTTTAACTTTTGAAACGTCAAATGAAAATGGCATATTAATTGGTCCCATAGAAATAAGTGGAGCTAGTACAACAGTCACTATATCAGGCGACGGAATTTTTACGATTTTATAAATAAAAAGGGAGAATTATGGCAAGCACATTAAAAGTAGACCAGTTAGAGGGACAAAGTGGTAGTACGCTTACCATTCCTTCTGGTCAAACGTTAGACATTAGTAATGCTACAGTAAGTTTACCAACATCAGTTGCTACACTAACAGGCACACAAATATTAACAAACAAAACATTAACTACACCGGTAATTAGTTCAATATCAAATACCGGCGTTTTAACATTACCTACATCAACTGATACATTGGTTGGTATAGCTACTAGTGATACTTTAACAAACAAAACTTTAACATCACCAACTATTAATGATCCGATTATTAATACTATTGATGACAGTAATGGTAATGAAGAAATTATATTTACAACAACTGCATCAGCAGTAAATGAATTAACTGTGGCTAATGCTGCTACAGGAGATGGTCCTATTTTATCAGCAACAGGTGGAGATACTAATATTGATTTTAATATTACACCAAAAGGAATTGGCAGAGCAACTTTCAACGGTCAAGGTAAAATTCAAAGTGTAGCTGAAAAAGTTACAACTGAAGCAACGGCTGCTACAGGAACTGTTAACTATGATGTTTTAACACAAGCAGTGTGGAATTTTACAACAGATGCATCAGCTAACTGGACTTTAAATGTTAGAGGTGATGGATCAAATTCATTGGACTCAATCATGGACACAGGTGAGTCAATTACTATTGCGCACATTGTTTCTCAAGGTGCTACAGCTTATTACAATAGTGTATTTCAAATTGATGGATCAAGTGTTACTCCAGAATGGCAAGGCGGAACAGCACCGGATGCTGGAAATGCAAGTTCCTTAGATAGTTATACATATACAATTATTAAAACTGCAAGCGCAACGTTTACAGTTCTTGCATCGCAAACACAGTTTGCGTAATAAATTAGGAGAAGAAAGACTATGCCTTTAAAATCAACATTTGGAGCAGGATCAGCAAGTGGATTTGGTGCTGGAGGATCGGCTAATCCTTTTGTTAAGGCAACAGGTGGAACAATATCAACAGCGGGAGATTATAAAATTCATGCATTTACAGGTCCCGGAACTTTTTGTGTAAGTGCTTTAGCAACGGATCCAGCTAATGATGGTCTAGATTATGTAGTAGTAGCTGGAGGAGGTGGAGGAAGTTATGGTGGAGGTGGAGCAGGGGGTTATAGAATTTCTGCTGATTCTACTCCATTAACTGCATCTATTACAGCTTATCCAATAACTATTGGTGGAGGTGGAACTGGTACTCAATCCAATGGATCAAATTCAATTTTTAGTACAATCACATCAACAGGTGGGGGTGGAGCTGGTGCTTTTGGAAGTACTCCACCTAGAGTGGGTCAATCTGGTGGATCTGGTGGTGGCGGTGGAGCTCAAATTACTCCATCTCCAGGACCAGGTGGTTCAGGAAATACTCCTCCTGTAAGTCCATCTCAAGGAAATAGTGGTGGAGCTGGTAGTACTGACCAAACATCATTTACAAATGGTGGTGGTGGTGGCGGTGCTGGAGGAGCTGGTGGCGGTTCTGGTGGAGCTAATACAAGTCCAAGAGCTGGTGGTATAGGTAGAAACTCACACGTGCCAGAATTTGGATCTTGGCCACAACCTTTTTATTCAGCAGGTGCAGCTTTTCCAAATCCAGAATATTTTGCAGGTGGAGGAGCTGGAACAGCACAAAACCCAAGTGCTGATCCTTCTAAAACAGGAGGAAATGGTGGAGGTGGACCTTCAAATACAACTGTCCCTACTCCAGGAACATCTAGAAATGGTGTTACTAATACTGGTGGCGGAGGAGGAGGCGGTGGTTCTTCTACTGGTGGAAGCGGTATAGTATTAATAAGATATAAATTTAAATAAGTAAAAATTATGGCACATTTTGCAAAAATATCAGAAGAAAATAAAGTTCTACAAGTACTCACTTTAAATAATAGTAATACGTTGAACGCTGAAGGCGTTGAAGATGAAACAGTAGGACAACAATATTTAGAGACACATAATAATTGGCCTGCACAAATGTGGATTCAAACTTCATACAATACATCAGGTGGTCAACATAAAAATGGTGGAACACCTTTTAGAGGAAACTACGCAGGTATAGGTTATACTTGGGACGAAGATAATAATATTTTCTGGCCTAAAAAACCTTATGCATCTTGGGTAAAACATAATGCATCAGCCTCTTGGAAATCACCAATCGGTGATGCTCCAACGTTAACAGAAGAACAGACTTCACAAAACGAAGCTAATACTCATATGTGGTTTTACATTTGGAATGAAGCTAATACAACTTGGGACTTGACAGATATACTAGCATAAATTAAAAATGGTGGTGGTATGCAAAAGAAAGTATTAACAGAACAAGCATTATATTTTGGTGATGTAGAGATGCCGGAACATTGGGAAATAGATAGAACTGAATTATCTCATCACATTTTACACTCTAGTTTAACTAATGAAGAACTACAATTTTCAAGAACTTACGATAAATTAAATACTTATATTAGAGATTTTATTAATCTTGAACACGGTGTTAATTTAGTTAACAAATCAACGTGGGGAAATATCTATAAACCCAATGAGACAACAATTCCTTTATTAAATATTGATCCGGTGGATCTACGTAACTCTCCAGATTTTACTATGCTTTACGGCGTTAAAGTTAAAGATTGTAATGTTAGAATTCACTATGAAGATAACAGACGTAAAGGAAGAAGTTGGGATATAGAACTTAAAAATAATATGTTTATAATGTTTCCTTCAACGAATATGTATTACCTAACCAATAATCAAAAGGATAGTTTGAATTTTGTACAGACTATAACTTATGAATATATCTAAAAATTTTTTAAATGAGGAAGAATTATCTGTTATTAATAATGTAATTTTAAAAGAAGATTTTCCTTGGTATATAAATGAGAATGTTTTAGGTCCTACAGGATTTCCTTTTTTATCTCATACTTTAGTTAAAAGGTGTGATGATGATCAAGAACCTATTCCCAACTCCGATCATTATTTTTTATTTAAAAATATAATAGATAGATTTTGTAAAATAAATAATATTAAATTTAAAAAGTTTACAAGAGCATCTCTTAATTTAAGTTTTTGTAATACTAAATATCCTTTTATTTCCCCTCACGTAGACCATAAATTCAAGCATAAATTAATTATGATTTATTTAAATAACTCTTCAGGAAGTACTTTGATCTTTAATAAAAAATATAAAAAAGGGAATACCTTAATAGATATTAATCTTCCAGAAGTTAAAAAATTAAAAACACTCTATAAAATAAAACCTGAACAAGGTAAGGTAATGATATGCGATGGATCTTATTTTCACACTTATGAATTTTGTAAACACGATGAATTAAGAGTAGTAGGAGTTTTTACTTTTATATGAATATATCTAATTATTATTGGCATTTTAAATCAGCCATACCTCCAAAAATCTGTGATGACATTATAAAATATGGATTGTCGCAAGCAGAAACTATGGCACGAACAGGTGGCTATGGTAATAAAGAATTAACTAAAGATCAAATTAAAAATATACAAAGAAAAAGAAAATCAGATTTAGTTTGGTTAAACGATACTTGGATTTATAAAGAACTACATCCTTATATCCACGAAGCTAATAAAGCTGCAGGTTGGAATTATGAATGGGATAGATCTGAATCATGTCAGTTTACAAAATATAAACTCAATCAATATTATGATTGGCATTGTGATTCTTGGGATAAACCTTATAAAAAAGAAGGTCCTGATAATGGTAAAATTCGAAAACTATCAATGACTTGTCAGTTAACCGATGGTTCAGAATATGAAGGTGGTGAATTAGAATTTGATTTTAGAAACTATGATCCGCATATGAGAGAAGAAGCTAAACATTTGAAACAAGCAAAAGAGATACTTCCTAAAGGATCTATCATTGTCTTTCCATCATTTGTATGGCATAGAGTTAAACCTGTAACGAAAGGAACGAGATATTCATTGGTGATGTGGAACCTAGGATATCCATTTAAATAATATGTTTATAAATAATTACTTTAACACAACTATTTGGTCTGAACAAAAACCAGAATTTATAAAATCTTTAACTAAAGCTTCTAACAAATATATTAAAGCTGCTAAAAACTTTCCAGAAGCTAAAGCACATATAAAAGAGTTTGAAGACTTTGGAAGAAGTTATCATTCAACACCACTAACAGCGGACAACAATTTTAGAGACTTTAGAGATTACATTGGTCAAAAGTCTTGGGAATATTTAGATCATCAAGGTTTTGATATGTCACAATATGTAACTATGTTTAGTGAACTATGGGTTCAAGAGTTTGCAAAAAAGGGAGGTGGTCATCATTCAGCACACGTGCATTGGAATCAACATGTATCTGGATTTTATTTTCTAAAGGCAGGTGAGAAAACATCAATGCCAATATTTCATGAACCAAGAACAGGAGCAAGGTCTACTAAATTAAAAATGAAAACTAATCTAAAAGAGATCCTTAATGGAAATGATCTTATTCATTTTAGACCTCAACCCGGAACATTAATTATATTTCCAGGTTATTTAGAACATGAATTTTCAGTAGATTTTGGACTTGAACCGTTTAGATTTATACATTGGAATATTCAAGCAATACCAAAAGGAATGGCTAAAGATGTCGTTTAAAAAAAATAAATACGTAATTATAAAACAAGCGATAGATAAAGATTTAGCTTTGTTTTTGTACAATTACTTTCATATAAAAAGACAAGTATTAGATACCTGTCGTAATGCTAGATATATTTCACCTTATGAAACACTACTTGGTTATTATGAAGGAGCTGATAGTCAGATCCCAAACACTTATTCAAGTTACTCAGATATTGCTATGGAAACTTTAATGTTGAAGTGTCAACCTATTATGGAAAAGACTACAGGGTTAAAATTATATCCATCTTATACTTATGCAAGAATTTATAAAAAAGGGGATGAGTTAAAAAGACATAAAGATAGATTTAGTTGTGAAATATCTACCACCATGAATTTAGGTGGAGATGATTGGACTATTTATTTAGAACCCTCTGGTAAAGAAGGATTAAAAGGTATTAAAGTAGATTTAAAACCAGGGGATATGTTAGTCTATTCTGGTTGTGAATTAGAGCATTGGCGAGAAAAATTTAAAGGTAAGGACTGTGCTCAAGTATTTCTTCATTATAATAATAGAAAAACTCCAGGCTCAAAAGATAATATGTTTGACAAGCGCCCACATTTAGGTCTTCCATCTTGGTTTAAACGATGATGTAATCTTATGATGGAGACAGTAATCCACCATACCTACTGTCTCCTTTATAAGAAATGAAGAATTTTTACAAAAAACTAAAAAATATTACATTAGCAAGTTTAAAACAAAAAAAGAATGAGCTATGGGATGTAGAAGGAATTTTACATAATCAATATTTTAAATTTGATCTAAGACCTATAAAGAATAATATTAAAATAGGTAGTTTTAAAAGCAAAGCAGATAAAATGGTCTTCGATATGAAAGATCAATTTATTGTAGTAGATACCGAGGAACTTCATCAGTATTTAAAAGAAAATAAACTAAAAGAGGTGCATTTACAAGATTTGCTATCCAAGCTAGAATGGAATATAGTACTACCAAAATAACAAAAACCTTATATATTCAACCCTATGGCATTAAAAAAAGTAGATTTTGCAGCAGGTTTTAATAAACAAAGTGTACCTTCAGCTCTTCCAGGACAATGGGTAGATGGTGACTT